GGACTAAAAATTTAAATGGGGTGATAATGCCGACTTGTTCAACTGTTTCAAGATCCATATGCGATAGTTATGACGGACAGTTTTACGACAGTTTAACCTGTGAGGAAAATTGTGAAGAACTTCCATGTTGTAGTGTTTCTAATAATTTAATTGCCTGTGGTAAAGAAACGACAGTGGGACAAGCAAATACTTGTATTGATGAGTTTTCTTATCCATATATTGAAATGGATGAGGAAGATATTTGGGATGAATTTAAAAATTACTTTGGAGGAGATTATCCTCTAGAGAACATTACTTTTTATCACGACACACTAAGATGTGAATCATGTGAGTTTTTGGGCTGTGGTAAATCTAGAGGAAATTGTTGTTGGGGCGGAACATGTATTCCCTATACAACACAAACAGAGTGTTTGATATTTAAAGGATCATATTCATCATGTACCGGCCTTCCCTTTACTAATATTGAAGAGGCTTTATCTTTAGAATATCCTTGTCTTCAAGATTGTGCAAGTGCTTCCGAGTTAAATAAATTCCCAATGCGTCCAATTAACGTGAGAGCGTCCTCCACTTCTGGACTAGTTGGTGTAAAGATGTTAAGAATGATGAATTATAGAAACTTCATTAATCGTCACTACTTTGATTCTGATGGAAATTGCACTGATACTTCATCTCCCAACTGTCAAGATATAAATGAATTAGTAGAAGGTGCGGACGGAAATTTCTATCCTAGATTCTTCAATGTAAATGGCACGATTACAGATCCTCCTCATGTATTCTTATCTTGGAAAGATGAACAAAATTCCAGTGATAATTCTAGCAGAAGAAATAGATCTGGAACTCCATGTGTTAATCATAATAAAGTTGGATGTGCGCCACTTAATGAAAGAGGAACATGTTGTGTGAAGAGAGATTGTAATGAACATATTGAAGATTATCTTAATCCATATGATGACGCTAATTTGCCTATATCATGTCATGAATGCTTGGAGGATAAAACTGAATGTGAATGTGCTACATTGGCAAATGTAATACAATGTAATGATGCTAAACCAACAGGTCAATATTCATGGACAAAAGGTTCTGTTAGTTGTTCAACATGTCCATGTAGTGATCCGTCTGGTGCAAATCAAATAAATGATTGCAATGACAACTATCTTGAAAGAACTGATTTACTTGATGACTGAGGAGAAAAATAATGTCATATTTTGGTCCAAATGATTACGGCTATGATCCGCCAAGACATGATCTATACCTATACGAAGATGATCCTAATATCGAAGGAAATCAGCGTTGGGCAGTCGTAGATCAGTCTGGTTATAATCCAAACAACATGTATGTTAAACAGGGTTACAACTTTTCATGTATGAGTTTCAAGGATAGGGCGACAAGTCAGTATTTTCAAATGATTCGCTGGGGAGTAATGAACCCCAGATATCAGCATGATGATGATCCCGTAGGCAATGGGCCTCAGGCACATCCGCCGAGGGCCCCCAGAGTAACATTGATATCAGATCGATGGGCAATAGTTTGCGGTCATTACTCTCATAATCCAAAGAAAATATGTAGTGAGCAAACAGGATCAACTCCGGGAAGTTTTACATTTATTACTCCCAACGGCACAAGAATTACAAGAGACGTAGATGTAACTAGACTTAGAAAGATTGACTCTTACACAATTCCGCCTCCAGCTTGTGAAAATCGAGGGGCCCATGAATGTATGGATGCATGTCCGCAGCATGTGTGTAATCTACCATTAAGAAGAACAGATATCGATCATCCAAATGATCTCATAAAATGGAGTAGTCTATATGGCGGAGATAGAATGCTTGTTAGGATTAAAGGCGATGATCCTCTTCCGGTAGGAGATGGTCCAGATCAATTAAAACCAGCATCTTTGGCGGATAACTCATTTTTCAGAAAATGGTTTCATGATCCTGATGGGGACACGGAAAACTTCCCACCAAAATATCAACAGCCAATGAGATCTTGTATAAGAACAGATCAGCATTATAGAACTGGAGTTGCTCCTCTATATGTAAATGTATCTCCTCCTGCACAATGGTCTGATGCAGTTTGTGGTGTCCCGGCAGATAGACCAGATAATCGAACTTCAGGTTATGAGATCCAAATGGAGATGTTTAGTAGGGAGACCCCAGATGATTATTCTTCAGCGAGCCTGATGCAAAATCCAGCCGGAATTCCGAGCATATATGGAAAATTAAGAACTAACTATTTGAGTATGCATGAAGATCAGTCTCCAATAGAACAATTAAATTTCCGAACATCTCCGGACGCTTGGCCGGATGATTATACTCCGGCGGATGATACTTATCAGGGATATCCGGGAGACTCTAGCAGTCCCTTCTTTTATCCAATTACAGATTTAAATGGTAATAAAAAATTAATTTATATGGGATTTCTTTCCGGTGGGGAGCAAGTGTATGATAAGGACTTCGTAGAAGCTGTAAAGGCTGTTATATCAGAATATACTGCGGAATGGAATGCTTCTAGAGGAGAATTGGCAGTAGCAGATTCTATGCCTGATATCATCAGAGGGAATGATGTTGTTTTAGAGACAAGACCAGAAGAAGTCGATGGTTATAGAATATACAGATCAGAAATATCAAAAAATGGACCTTTTGTTGATGTGACTCCAGCGGTAAATAATTATGAAACCGTACCGTACCGAAGAGGAAATAGTTTTATTGATCTTGATGTTTTACCAGATAGAACCTATTGGTATTATGTTACTGGTGTAAACGTATTTGAATCTAATACTGGTGAGTATGAAGGATTTGGAAGTGATATCATTGAAGTTACTGTGCCTTCTGAACCTGTTGGCACTAAAAATCAAGCGTACATGACTGATGATAGTGATGGTCCACCAAGAGGAAGATATCACATAAACAGAGAAGCATATACGAATTTTGAATATCGAACTTCGGGAAACGTGGTGGACGAGGGAGTAGGAAATCCTCCTAAAGACCCTTTATGGAGAAATTTAATTGATGGTTATAGGCTAGGGGATAACAATTATACAATTCCTTTCTTTGGTTATGTGAACCCATTTGAAACTCCAATACAACCTGGTCCAGATCATGGTGAAATGCCTTTATATTACAAGATTGAAGGAGGACAGAATGGCAATATTGGATTGGTTGAAGGAAATCCAATGCCTACCGATCCTACAACATATCCTTATGTTTTAGGACATAGATATGAACCAAGTGATCAACTTCCCGGAGATGTAGAAGAGTCAAACTACAAGTTGTCGATTGGCGTAAGTAATATCAATAAAGAAGCATACGAAACATACTTAACAAAGATTCATACTTTATGGTTAAGTAGATATTTTCCAAATACCAACAACGATAATTTACGACAAAAATTAGAACCATATTATCAATCAAGAGTATATTTTAATAATATACCTAAGTTGAAAAAATTGGTTTTAAATCCTGCAAGATATGGAAATGGAAGAGATAGATTTGGCGAAGATTGGTCATACTGCGAATCTTCGGCCGGTTACAATCCAGAGTCATATTTAGGTTATTACATGGGTCTATATCTTAGAACAGATATAGAACCTCTTACAAGCGAACTTGAAACACTAATTGCAAAAGATTCTAATGTTGACTCTGGTTGTCAGAGTATGGAATATTTCAACATATCTGGAATGAATAAGATAAAGCATTTAGATTTATCAGGTAATGAAATTTATGTTTTTGATTTTGATCCAAATGATATTACATCGGGCGCACGAATAGAGGAATTAAATTTAAGTAATAACAAGATAGGCAAATCAAAGGGAGGATCTTGGGTTAACGATTCTGCGTTCCCAAACATACAAGAGTCTCTAAAAATCTTTAACAGTAGTGCTACTCAAGGGCACTTTAAGGCTCTTAGAGTGTGCGATGTTAGCAATAATGACATTGTTGATTTTGGAGGAAGTTCAAGACAATATACAAGTATTGAAAACTTAAACATATCAAACAATCCTAGATTGGGCAGAAATGATATAATTCCAATCACATGTCCATATTTAAAATATCTAAACGCATCAAATACTAGTTTACAAAAGGGAATAAAATTCAAAGATGCTAGTAGTCTGAAAAATATTCTAATTGAAAATGGAACACTTCAAAGAATAGCAGTTGATCCTAACACTTCAAAGGACACATTTAGTCATCTTGAAAATGTTGTTATTGGATCATCTAGTCCATTCTTAGAAACTTTAAACTTCAAATATGGTCATGAAGAAACCGATCCAAGTGAGTATCCCGGACAAGGACTATACCATGAATATGGCTATTCAGCATATAATCTGAGAACATTAGATGTTTCAAATTGTCCAAATCTAAAATTCCTTTATCTGCCAAGAGGAACAGATCAGTATGATGAAATAGAAAAAACACACATTGAAGTTTTAAATATAAGTAATACAAAATTAGGAAGAGGTAGACTCCTAGACGCATTCATATTTGTCGGTCCTGAATTTAGGCCAGAATATTATCCAGAAGGACATACGTTAGAAATAATTGC